TTACGAGTGATGTGGTCACGTGCCACCTCCTCACGAGTTCGGTTTAACAAGATACTAATCCTATTCATTTCGTCCATTTTGCCTTTAAGTAGCATGCCCATTGCAGCCACAATGAAAGACAAAACAGCGTTCCACAACATCATTTCCACGTTTCTGGCTCCTTAACAATTCCATGCCTTTAGACTCTTGTTGATACGAGAATTAGGGTCTTTGGTAGTTTTTGCTGAAGTCAGCTTTTTCTTCATGCCTTTCATACGAGCGCAAAACGAATCCCTGCGTGAACCGCCTTCGGGTTGTGGAGCCTTTAAGCCGGGCTTACCGGGGTTAGCAGCGTTGTACGAAGCCCGCCCCTTAGCATTTAGCCCACCTTTTGGGTTCTTACCCTCTTTGCGTTGCCACGCAGGAGTCTTAGCCATGATTACGGAGCCGGTGTAATTACAGTAGTACCAGTGCCATCAATCCATACATCGTTGACACCAGCACCCTTTGCCCACAACGGAACATTGTTTGTGGAATCCCAAACCTGTTTGCCAGCAAACTTTCCAGTGGTGTTGATGGCATTAGCCTCGTCTATAAGGGCTGCTGCCGTAGCGGTTACAAAATACTGAACCGTACCACCTGTGCCAAAAGCAACAGATGAAGAATCCGTGCCAGTCAAAGTCAGCGTGTTGCTTGCCGTCAGCGTTTTACCGTCAGCAATCGTAAGAGTTGCTGAAGTAGCCGGAGCAGTAATTGCCACCTTGTTAACGGAAGTCGCGGCCGCTACACCCAGAGTCGGCGTTACCAGCGTTGGGCTAGTTGCAAACACCAAAGCGCCTGAACCGGTCTCATCACTAACAGCCGAAGCCAAGTTAGCCGAAGAAGGCGTTCCAAGAAACGTAGCTACACCAGCACCAAACGAAGTGATTCCAGTACCGCCACGAGCTACAGACAGCGTGCCAGTGGTTCCAGCAACGATAGGTAGATCAGTACAGTTAGTTAAATCACCAGCAGTAGGAACACCAAGGTCTGGAGTAGTAAGAGTACGATCTGTAAACAAATCGTCTACTGAAGTTTGGGAGGTAGTGCCCCCCTGAACCACAACTGCGAGGTCGATGCCATTTACGGCTACGACGGCAGGCAGTTGGGAAATTTTTGCATTTGCCATGAAATTCTCCTAAAAATTAAGGGTTAGGCCCGCCAGCCTGCAGAACCGTCATAGTGATCGTGCCACCATTTACGATTGTATTAAGTCGAACGGCTGATACCGGAAAGTCAATGAAGTGACTGAAATTTTCATCACCAGTCAGAATGAATGAGCCGTCTTCTTGCAGTATGGCAAAACCATTTTCTTGCAAAAGAAAGCCTTCATCAGCGGTTGATGATGCGCTTGGATACCAAGTCGGCGTAATAGATGCGTCAAGCACATTGTCATAAGTATGCTGAATCAATACTTCTGATCCAGAAGACATCTTGACACCAATGCTTACACTACACGGCGAAATATAGGTATCCAGCGGAATCGCAGCACTTGTTCCGGTTGTGGTCGTAGTAACGACTATTTGGCGCATGATCGCCTCCTAGTTATACGTTCTGCTGACCAAGAAGCGGATCAGTTACGTAGTAAATAATCTTGCCGGTAATCGTGCCACCTGTGGCTTTATCACCAGTAGTACCGCCACCAGTAATTTTTACCATTTGGTTAGCTTGCATAACCAGACCAANATCATCACCCGCAGTGGCAGATGCAAAATTAAATACCTGCTTACCAGCGTCAGCATCGCCAAGAGAAATTAGACCGTTGGGATCCGATTGAGTAGCGTCAGAATATCCAATCCAACCCATATCAAATGTTGGAGTTGAACCGCCAGTACCAGCAGCGTTAGCTTGAATTTCAAGAACTACAGCGCCAGCAGGAAGAATAAGTTCTGCTGCGCCAGTAGCGGAAGAAACTTTTGCAATAGCGGTGTCAGCAGCGGCTGGGTCTACATAAAATTCAGCGACCATTACGCCAGAACCACAATAAGCGGTGCGCGTTTGATCGCCGCCGCCCGAACGCCAAATGCTTTGGGTAGTTGAGAGTGCCATATTGTCCTCGTGTAGTAGCACATCGCCTTGGAATCTCTACTAAGTCTGCTGGGCCAGTTTCCAAGGCTGGGAAGTCCCAGTCCTAGTTGCTTTTTACGCCTGTTTGGGGGACGTGTCAAGGAGTTTTGCACGAATTAAGGCAATATCATTCTCCGTTGGTTCCGCAAATAGCCCCCCATAACTAAACTCGTAGCCAGCAAGCTTTCCACGCGTTATTGGTTTGCCTGACTTTAATGCACGGTTAAGAGTGGGCATCTTAATTCCGTAGTACTGAAGTACCAAAGTCAAGCTGGGAAACAGTATTCCATCTGGCTTTACAAACACGGTTTTACTCATTTTGGCCTTGGCCTCCTCTGTGTGCTTTCTACCCTTCCAATGACTGTAGCTGCCTGCCTCAGCAGCGGCTTTGATCTTAGCCATCCCCTCTGGGGATACCTTACGCCCCGGCGCTTTGGGCTTGCCGCGCTGCGTTGCAGCAATTTTGGCTCGTACTTCTGGGGCTACTGTTTTGCCGTAGCGGTAATGGTCTGGACCGGCGGCTTTGCCTTTACGCCTTTCTGCGCTATATGCAATTTCTTCTGGTGTGCATTTATATCCTTGGCGCGGATGTCCTTCGCGTTCAAGCCACGCTTTCGTTTTCTCTGAAAGCTTCTGTCGAAGTTCGGGTGAAGCATCCCGCATTGGGGAGTCAGCATAAGAAGCCACGTTGTAGCAGTAGTCCTTGCCAAAATGTTCGTCCAGCCACTTCTGCTCAGCAGGATAAAGCGCGTCTTTAGACTCAAGCTGCTCAACAATCTCAAACCTAAAGCAATCTTCACCATATTTGTTCCACGCTCTCTGCAAGTGAACGCAGTCGTGAGCGCCTATCCTTAAAGCTTTGCGATGCGCCCAAAAGCGTTTGCGTGAATCTACCGTGCTACCAATGTAGTAGTGGTCATTGATTACGTTGCGGATTTTGTAGATGACGTTTTTCATAGTTTCTCCAGTTATTAAAGGCTATTATACCACTGAAGGAACACCGTGTCAACTACGCAATAAAAAACCCCCAGTCTTTTGGACCGGGGGTTCTCGCAAAGCCTTTGTTTATAAGGCTTACGCGCCTTCTGAGCCGTAAACGCCCAGTGGATCGGACCATCCAAAACTGTAACGTTCCCTTGCCTTATACCGCACGTTCCCTGTATCAAAATCTCCGTCCATTGAGTTCTGCAACGGAGTACGCACAAAGTGCTTCAGGCCGTTAGGAACGTCAGTGGTCAGGAACCAAGCATCAGGATCGGTCAAGAAGTGGTTGATCGCATAGCCTTCAGGGATCGAACCGTTGTTCTTGATCGCGTTGATATCGTTGTCAGTAGTGCCGACGCGGAGTTCGGTTTCCAACAAACGAGTAGCAACGAACTGGAGTGCAGGCGGAATAATCAGCTTGCGGGGCTTAGCGGCGATCAACAGGCCACGCTCGTCCGTCCATGCAGCGATCTGAATAACAGCAGCCTCAAGGGCCGTCTCATTCAGGTCGGTTGCAACAGCAGGAACGTTGCTGTTAACGCCACCGGAAACCAGTGGGTGCAGAGCAGAGAACAGTTCTACGCCGTCGCCGCCAGTGAAAGCAGGATCGAAACCGTTGTTCAGGATCGAAGCAGCCTTAACTTGCTTGGTGTAAGACATAGCACGGGCCAAAGACTTGGTGTAACGCGAGCTGAGCGAGTCATAGAGGTTGTCCTCAATAGCTTCTTCAGTGATCGAGAAACCCAGAGCAATGGTTTCGTGGTTGTACCGAGCCGTGAAAGCTTCCTGACCGTTGTCATAAGCGATGGCTGCGCCTTCGTTTTTGACTGGTGCTGCAGAAAAGCCGGACAGCTTGGTTTCTTCTTCAAACGAACGCTCGGAGGTCTCAGTTTCGTAGATCTCTTTGTGTTCTTCGCCGTAGCGAGCATACTCCATACCGAACAAGGCGTTCAGACCCGGGAGCAGCTCTTTCAGTAGTTGTGCGCGTGAAATAGCCATTTAATTACTCCTTAAACACCAGTTGGGTTCTGGAATTGAGTCACGTTGATCTTAACGATCAACTCCGGATAACCCGTAAGAGTTTTGGTGGCAGGAACCACGTCAACGATACGGATTGGATACGTACTAAGTACGTTGATGTCGCTAGCGTTAACCGACATACCAGAATCACCAGTAGCCGTGTTACCAGCGCCCAACTCAACAGCAATGTTGGTACCGAGGTTTGCTGTAGTCAGGGTTGAATCAACATTACCAGCGCCGTCAGTCACAACAACTTGGTAAGCAGCTTGATCGTCAACGACGACTTTAGCCATACCATCGGCTGCACCAGCGGGGTAGTACTGACCATGAACCGGCTGGCTCATAGAGTTGGTGTACGAACAACCCATAAACACGCCGAGGGGGTAGCCGGAATCAGTACCGGCAAAAGGTTTAATTACACCACCGTCCAGAATCACCAGATCACCAAAGAAAATGTTGGCAGCAGGGTCAATCTCGTAAGTACGAGTTGCACCGGCATAAGCCATACCATCTACACGGTTGATCGGACGAAAACCGTACGGAGCGCTAACAGTAGGATAAGCCATTGTTAAACTCCTAAAAGATTATTTAGAACCAGATCCGAACCCGGTACCACGAGTAACAGTCGATTTTTTCTCGCTGAACAGTGGCATCCGAGCATCACTTGACCGCATGAAGTTGTTATCAACAGACTCCATTTGGGCTGTGGCTTGCCGATTGTAGTAATCGTTGCGTGACTTAGCCAACTCCTCTGGCATTGAACACAGCATCAGACCACCAATTTCGACGTTGCCATTTTTATTACCTTGAAGCAGAAGCTCAGGATAATCCTCAGCTCTGACGGGTTCCCATCCCTCACGCATCTTCTTCGACACGTTGGACGCATGCGACTGACCGAGAAGCTCGGTGGCTACCCACCGGAATTTCAGCCCGGGGCGTGGGTCAGGGTTTGGGAGAGTGCTAGCAGGCACATAAACTGTACGAGCTTGGCTCTCACGAGTTTGAAGGTTTCTAGGGGCACGCTCTTGCGCACCGTCACGACTGATTCGTTCTGACATGGTTAGGACTCCGAGTTAAGTTTAAGTACTTCACGAGCATACTGTTCATTGGTAAGACCCAGCCGCTTGGCTAAGGCTTCTTGAGTTTTGGTCAATCTGACCGCCGTCTTCTTACCTGCAGTACGAGTTGGCGC